GCTTTGGCGATGCCTCTGGCTCTGGCTCTAGCTATGGCTCTGGCGATGGCTCTGGCTATGGCAATGGTATTTCTAAATATAACAATCATTATGTATTTATAATTGATAACATTTCAACAATTATAACAAGCATTCATGGAAATGTAGCAAAAGGTTTTATTCTAAATAAAAATTTAACTTTAGAAAAAACTTTTGTTGCAAAAGGCAACAATAAATTTGCTCATGGCAAAACTTTAAAAGAAGCAGTGGCAGATTTACAAAAAAAGATTTTTGATGATTTAGACATCGAAGAAAAAATAGAAATTTTTAATAAGCAATTTAATAGATTTGATAAATATATCGGTGAAGAATTTTATAAGTGGCATCACATATTAACAGGTAGTTGTACAGCTGGAAGAAATAACTTTGTTAGAGAAAATAATTTAGATTTGAAAAAACTTTATACTGTAGATGAATTTATAAAAATAACTAAGGATTCATATGGTGGAAATATAATAAAAAAATTACGTGAGGAGAAGAAAAATAATGATTGAAAAAAAAGTATATAACGGTTGGGCTTTTACCGAAAACGAAAAGGAAAAAGGTAAAATAAATAGGGAAATCTATAAAGAATTAAAAGAAAAATATAAGATATTAAAAACTTGTGATTGGGATTTTAGATATCCTATAAAAGAAGAATTAGAGCAAAATGATATTGTCTATTCAAGAAAAGCTTGTTATTTGCATGGTGAATATATGCTTTATAAAGCACCTCAAAATATAACTGAAAATGAATTGTTATTAATTTTTGACGAAGGAAATTTATGTTTTGGTGGTAGGTGTAATAGTTCTAATTATTATTATGTATGGGAGGATTAATTGAAATAATGAGTAAAAAAAATTATCAAGAAGCACTAGATAGATTAGCAAATCCACCTTACTTTAGTGATACGCATTATGAATATAAAACAGTTACTCAATCTTCAATTTTAAGAGAAGATGATTATAATACACTTCAAGAAGCTTGTGAGAAAGCTGAAAAGTACGATAGCAAAGAAAAGGTAATTGCATTTGTTGATATGTTTGGTGTAGTAAAGTGTGGTTGTTGCAAAGAACCAATTACTCATCCAAAATACGGTTCTGCAAAATATTGTTTACATTGTGGGCAGAGAATATGAAACGAGCAATATTAATGAGTATTCAACCGCAATGGCTTGAAAAAATATTAAATAGAGAAAAACTTATTGAAATACGAAAGACAATGCCTAAATGTGAATTACCTATAGATGTGTATTTGTATTGTACAAATACTCCTAAATATCATCATTTATATGACCTAACTTACGTTAATAAAGGTGATACGTTATATGCGGTAACTCAACATAATAAATATAGTTTAGTTCCAAAAGGATTTTTAAACGGTAAAGTAGTTGCTAAATTTACTTTGAATACACTTAAAGAAGTATATTGTGAAAGACTAAATAATGGTGTTGGATATGATTATTATTATGAGCTTGAATACGGAACAAGTATTGTTGAAGAAGCAAATATTTCAGAAAACGAACTATATAATTATCTAGGTTATAAAGATCGTCCTGAAAAGGTTGGTTATGCTTGGTACATAGACAATTTAGAAATATTTGATAAGCCAAAAGAGTTAAGTGAGTTTGTGAATAGTAGAGCATTAAGTTATGATGATTGGTTATATGGTATTTATAACGGACATAAGGGTTCAAGAAATAACTATAATTCATATTTAAATGTTTTTAGAATAAAAAGAGCGCCTCAAAGTTGGCAATATGTGGAGGTGAAAGAATGAAAATATATAAAGAAGTAGAACAAATTATGCGACACTATGATGAAATCGAAGATTTAATTGACAGATTAAGTAAAAAAACATATGGTGCGGTGGGTTTAGATTTATCGTTCGATTTTGAAAAAGCTGATTTAGTTGAATTAACAGACGATCAAATTAAGAGTTATAGAGACGACTTAAATAACAGTTTTTTAGTAGAGCAACATACGGATTATTCGGGCTGTGATTATTACGGCTATGTATATTTTGCTACTAAAGAAAAAAATAAATTTATAAAAGTATATTTTGAATGTTGAAAAACACTAAATATACTAAAAAGGAGACAAGAAATCGAGGTGGATGTTGTGAAAGTTTATAGATATATTAAACAAAAGAAGTGTGGTAAAGAATGAAAAAGAAAGTAGCTGATTTAACAGAAAAAGAAATAGAAAAAGTATGTGATAAATTTTTTGAATGTAGTAAGGAATGTCCTTTATATCGTAAAAAAGAAAACCAATATAGATTTTGTATGACAAAAGAAGTATTAGATGGAACGAAAACAACATTAAAATATCTTAAAGAAGAAAATATAAATGACGTTGGCGAAACAATAGCGTTTTGTGAAGAAAAAATAAAAGAATTAGAAAACGATTTACAAGAAATAGTGGAAATCAAAGAATGAAAATTATTGAAAAAAGCATTGGAGGTAAAAGAAAAATGAGCAAAAAATATATTATTAAAAAGTATAATTATGAAAATAATTCCTACTTAACAATAGGAAGTTATGATTCTTGGAAAGAAACAAAAGCATTTTTAGAAAAAGCAACAAAAGAACATCAGATAGTGTATTTAGAAATAAGAACCAATTTAGAGGGGTTAATATAATTTTGGAAAAATGTATAAAAATAAAAAAATTTTAAAACCTGTTCCTACCGAACCAATTCGTAAAATTTGTGGAGATTGCTACTATAATGGGTTTTGCAAAAGAAAAATAAAAGAATGTGTTTATTTAGAGGAGGAACAAAAAAAATGCAAGACAAAGGATTGCAAGAAATAAAAGAAGATTTTTACAAAAGATATTTAAAATTAAAATTAGAATTAGATACTCTTGAACAAGAAATTGAAGTTTTTAAACAAAAATATGACAAGGAATTGTATAGTGGAATGAAAGATGTATCAGGAGTAGATTATTCTAAAATAGTTTTACCTAAGCAATCCAAAGATATTAATGAATTTTATCAAAATTTCATTAATTTAGGAAAAGAAATACGAGAAAAAGAAAACTATCGTAATATTTTGAAAGATGTGATTGAAAAAATCGAAATAGATTTTAAAAAATATGCACAAAATTTTAATGATTTGGAAATGAAATTATTTGTTGAATTATATATTTACAAAAAACCAATTAGCCAAATCATCTTGTTAAAATCAAATGATGAAAGATATTCTTATAGACAATTATCAAGAATTCATAAAAATTTGAGAAAAAAAATGAAAAATTATTAAAATTTTTTTGAAATGTCCTTGAAATGTCCTATATAAGTGTGTTATAATAGTATCGGTCAAATACTGACCACTGAATCCGTCGAAAGCATCCTATGGGTGCTTTTTTTGTTGCATAGAGGAGGAATTATGAAAATTATAAATTTAAAAATTGATGTTTTGAAACCATATGATAAAAACCCAAGGAAAAATAAAGAGGCAGTAAAGTATGTAGCTGAAAGTATAAAAGAATTTGGCTTTAAACAACCAATTGTAATTGACAAAAATAATGTTATTGTTTGTGGACATACAAGATTGCTTGCTGCAAAACAATTAGGTTTAAAAGAAGTGCCTTGTATTTTGGCAGATGATTTAACCGAAGAACAAATTAATGCTTACAGATTAGTAGATAATAAAACAAATGAATTTGCAGAATGGGATAACGAATTGCTAAAAGTAGAATTATTTAAATTACCAAGTCTAAATATGAAATTATTTGGCTTTGAAGAGGAACAAAAAGAAGAACAAATTGCAGAAGAAGATAATTATGAAGAACCAGAACAATTAGAACCAATTGTTAAAAAAGGGCAAGTTTGGCAACTTGGAGAACATCATTTAATGTGTGGAGATAGTACCGACCCTTTAAATATTAAACTATTAATGGGCGGTAAAAAGGCTGATTTAGTATTTACTGACCCACCCTATGGATATGAATATAAAAGTAATCATCAAGACAAGTTTGAAATGCTTAAAAATGACGACAAAATATTAGATTATGTTTCTGCAGTATTTGAGTATTTAAAAGAAAATTGTGCAATATATTCGTTTTGTGGTTGGCAGACTTTGAAAAAATGGCTTGAATATTTTGAAAACACAGATTTAATTCTTAAAAATATAATTATTTGGAAAAAAAATAATTGGAGTATGGGGGATTTAAAAGGCACTTATGCGGGTCAATACGAAATAATTTTATATTTGAATAAAGGTAGAGTTGAATTGAATTGTAAAAGGGATACAGATATTTGGGAATTTGACAGAGAACCTCCTAAAATGCACCCAACTATGAAACCAATTGATTTAATAACATTTGCATTAAAACATTCATCAAAAGATAATGATATTATTTTAGACGTTTTTGGTGGTAGTGGCAGCACATTAATTGCATGTGAGCAATTAAACCGCAAATGCTATATGATGGAATTAGATGAGCATTATTGTGATGTTATTATAAATCGTTGGGAAAGTTTTACTGGAGAGAAAGCAGAGTTGATAGAATAATGGCTAGGGAAGATTTAATTCCTTTCAATAAATTAAGTGAAGCAGAACACAAGGAAATAGCAAGTCGAGGTGGAAAAGCTAGTGTTAAAGCTAGAAGAGCTAAAAAAACAATGCAAGAAATGCTTACTGTTTTGATGTCGGCAAAAATAAAAGATCCTGAATTAATTCAAAAATTAGCAGATAGAGGTGTTAAGCCCAAAGATATGAACAATCAATCTGCAGTATTAGTAGGTCAAATGTTAAAAGCCATTAATGGGGATACTAAAGCAGCAGAATTTATTAGAGATACGTTAGGAGAGAACCCTAATAAAGTTCAAGTTGAATTTAATACAAATGGAACAACAGAAGCAATTATTTTAAAACTTGAGGAACGAAAGAATGGATTTGATGAAGAAAGAGAAGACGCCACTAATAGTAACTGATAAAATGCTTGATTGTATTGAATATGGTTTGCGGTCTAAAAGTTGGTTAATGGCGTTTGAGGGTAGCATTCGATCAATTAAAACAACGACAGTTATCCAAATGCTACATTTTCTAGTTCAACAAAGTGATGAAATATTTCATCTCATCGGAGCTCAAGACAATAATTCAATTAAAGACGTTATCCTTCAAGCGAAGTTAGGGTTAACAACTCTTTACCCAGAATATTATTCTTTAGAAAAAGATGAGATAGGTGGCTATTATGTTTTAGCCAAATGTGACGTCAAAAACAAGCCAAAAATTAAAAAAATACTTTTGTGTGGTTTTGGTAATAAATCACGTTGGAAAACGATTAATGGGCATGAATTTGGCGTCATTTTGCTAGATGAAGTCAATAATGCAAACAAGCAATTTGTGGACGAATGTTTTGCTAGACAAACAAATGTGGATAATCCTAAAATGTTGTTCACTTTAAATGGTGATTCGCCTACTCATTGGATATATCAAGAATATATTAATCATTGCAAGATATTGGGTAATGCTCCAGCAAGTATTATTGCTGAAATGTCTCAAGTAGAAAAAATTGAAGGATACTATTATGTTCATTTTACAATGTACGATAATCCAACAATGACAAAAGAAAAAATCGACAGAGCAGAGTCAATTTTTCCCAAAGATTCTTATTATTACAAAATTAAAATTTTAGGGGAAAGAGGAACAACAGGAAAATTAATATTTAACGATTATATGACAGCAGAAAAACATATAGATGATTTAAGTAAAATTATTTACAATGAATATGTAGTAGGAGTAGATATAGGTTCCACAAGAGCATTAAATTCAATAAGCTTAGTAGGTTTTAAAGACAATTATACAGAAGTTGGAATAGTTGACAAAGATTCGTTTAAACAATGTGGATATGACAAAAAAAAGGAACTGTTAATAAATACAGTTCTTTTTTGGCGTGACAAAGGAAGAAATATTAGATGTGTTTCAGTTGATAGTGCAGAACAAAATTTTATTTATGATTTAAAAACAGCATTTAAACCATATGGAATTGATGTCATACCTTCATACAAAGCAACGATTAAGGAAAGATGCGATTTATTAATAATTTTGTTGGCATTAAGAAAAATTAAATTTAATAACACAAAAGAAGGGCGTGAAGTCTATCAAGCTTATCAAATGGCAAAATGGGTTGAAGGCAAAGAAAATGAAGAAAGAGAAGATAATAACGATCCTATTAATGACATAATGGATTCGGTTGAATATGCTTTGACTAGACATATGAAAAAATTGCTTTCTTATGTTAAACAAGAAATAAAAGGAGAAGATTATGGGGCTAAAAAATTACATGATTAGAAAAAGATTAGATAAATTAGAAAGGGATTTGAAAATGTTAAGAGATAGATATAATTTTGATGCATCTAAAGCAATCGATTTAAGTGATGTTTTGGGTTTGGATGCTTTTACGAGAAGAATACAAGAATATCAAGTTTGGAATAGCGGCAATGCTGTACTAATTAATTATTTTTATAATAATAACGGAAGCAATAATTATTTAAACTATTTTTGGTTGGATGCCCCATCAAATTACATTAAACGACATTGTGGAGTTCCTAAATTGATTTCAAATAAAATGGGAACTATTTTATTTGGTGGAGGTTTTAAACCAATAGTAACTGTTTATAAAACAGATGAAAGTGGAAATGTTACAAAAGAAAAAGATAATAATGTTACAGAAAATGCTCAAGAAGTTATAGATGCTTTGTTTGAAAAAACTAAAATATTAAAACAATTCCATGCTCAAGCAGTAAAAGAGTCGTGGTGTGGTGAAAGTTTTTTAAAATTTAATTACGACTTGAAACTATCTCAATTTCCAATTATAAAGGCATATGATTTAACTAAAGCAGAAGCAATAGTAGAAAAAGATATTACTACAGCAATTATTTTTAAATCATGGTTTAATAAAAAAGAAGACAAAAATAATATGAAAAAATATCGATATGAAGAAACTTATACTACTGATAATATGGGATATGCTGTAATTTACAATAAATTATATGAACTAAAAACAGATGGCAAAGAAAATGAAGTACCATTAACAACTATTCCAGAAACTAGTAATATTTTGCCTGAATATCGTTTTGAAGGTTTAAAAGGAATGCTAGCCTTTCATAAACCAAATAAATTGCCAAATAATGAATTTCCAGATAGTGTTTATGGAGCAAGCGATTATCAAGGTGCAACAGATACTTTTGATGGCTTAGATGAGGTATATTCTGAATTTGTTGCAGAAACAAGAAATAATAAAACAATTAGATATATTCCTACTGATATGATTCCACAAGATGAAAGTGGTGTACCATTATTAAATCTTGCAAAATGGATTACAAATTATCAAAAAGTAACAGGAGATCAGGACCAAGGAACAAATAGTGAGATTCAAATTCAAGAAATACCAGATAAAACGGCATCACTTGCTGAAAAATATTTAAAATATTTAACAAACGCAATTAATCTTGCTGGACTTAGTCCACTTGCACTTGGTATAACAGGTCTTGAAGCAATTAATGCTGGTGAAACTAGTCAAAAAGAAAGAAATAGAGTCACTTTAGAAACAAGAAGTGACAAAATTAATAATTATTGGAAACCTTTTTTAAAAGAAGTAACTT